GTTGTTTCTTCAACAACATCGCCGCTGGGCGCTACAGTTTCTGCAATCGGGAATACGCCAAATTCAGCCAGCGTACTCTCAGGAATTTCCTTTGGGAAAGATACGTTCGGGTTGTCACGACGGAAGCGCGCTAATGAATAAGGTGCTAGAATCCAACTGGCAGTTACTTTTACATAGTTCATGTTAGCTTCCTAATTAGGCCGTAAAGCAAAAACTGCACAAGCGTTAGAGTTTAAAGTGGAAGCATTTCCTCCACCAAACGAACGGGCAGTAAATGTACCCGCTGACAGTTGAGCGAACCTACACACTCCTGCTTTGTTATAACTACCACCTTGATTTCGAATATCTATCATTTCAGAAGGGGCTGTAAAATCAACAAGAGTACCCCCACCCGAAGCGGCACATAAAGCCACAATCATGGAACCGTCAGTTACCGGCGTAATTTCAGGAACAAGCGGAACCCCTCCATTAGGGCGCCCATTGGATTGCACACTGACATCAAGTGGTGTCACAGCGTCAACACCTCTTAAAACAATAACCACGGCGCTTGTGTTTATAGTTATGCCCACATTTGGCACGAAGGACAAGTCTGGCGTAGCCCCCATTATTTTGTAGTACACGCCGAAGTTGGTGTCATATGTGTCACTACCGAACAGGTCAGCAGCTACGGTAAATCCGGCAGTGACCGAGGTAAACGTCCGGTTCGTGCCGTTATTGTGAGTGATACCAACAATAACAATGTCACCTTCGGACGGCTCAGTGCCCAAACCGCCTGTGAGAGCATTCAATGGAATCGTTGGTGTTATATTCGAAGATGTGAACTGACCAGACATACCCACCAGCTCAATGCCTCCTCCAAACGCCCCAGCAGCCCTTCGCAATCTATGGCTCAGCATCAAGACATCTCTCCAACCAATGCCCCATAGAACGTAGCGCCAACCCTCCATAGCTCCACTACAGTGTAGCCTGTAGTAGCCAGAGAAGGCGCAGAGCCACCGGCCCATTGAATGGTCGGCCACGTTATTGAATAAGCGGCCCCGTCATCTATCATCAGAGTCATACTCGCTCCTGATGTGAATTCAGCATCGAACGTCGGTGTGCTGTTAGCTGCCAGTGTCCACGTCTGGATGGTGCCGTTCGTCGGTGAGAGAGCGGGAGTGCTTCCGGTGACTGCAAATACTTCCTCAGTTACTCGCCCAGACAGCGACAGTCCGTCCGTTGTTATGGTTCCACCTACATCGAGAGCACCAGGGGATGCTGTAAGTCGAAGATCAAAATCACTAGTATTTGTGTCACTTGTATGGAAGTCTAGGTACTTACCAACCTCGCTTACGCCAGCTATCCCAACAAAAACATGCCCATTATTCCACCAGTTACCAGATACAGGAACAGGCACAGTTGTTATATAACCAGCACTCGCATGGTTGCCCCATCCAAAAGCAGTGTTCCAATTAGTTATGTTTGTTGCTGTAATACCAGACGCAGCAGATGCGGTAAACACAGGATCGGTTTCTGTGTAGCTAGTTAAATACGTCCCAAAATCACTTATCTGGCTTTCAGTAATGCTGAGTGCCGCTTGGTGCTGAGTAACACTAGTTTGAGTAATGTTTACGTCTGGTACGTTAGCCCAAGTAACGGATGTAGTAAGGTCATTAACTTCGGCAGCTTCAGCACCATTAATCCAAGAAGTACCGTTGTATTTAAGAACTTGATTTAGCGAAGGTGTTGTTATTGTTACGTCAGATAGGCTATCTAAGTCACCAATAGCGGCTGCTGAAGCTGCTGCACTTGTTGCTGAATCTGCTGCATTTGTTGCTGAGGTTGCTGCATTAGATGCCGATGTAGACGCGCTTGATGCACTAGAGGCTGCGTTAGTTTCTGAGGTTGCTGCATTAGTTTCTGAGGTTGATGCACTTGATGCACTAGAGGCTGCATTAGTTTCTGACGTTGCTGCATTAGTTTCTGATGTTGCTGCATTAGAGGCACTAGAGGCTGCGTTAGTTGCTGACGTTGACGCACTTGAGGCACTAGAGGCTGCATTAGTTTCTGAAGCTGCTGCGTTAGTCTCTGACGTTGATGCGTTAGTCTCTGACGTTGATGCACTTGATGCACTAGAGGCTGCGTTAGTTGCTGACGTTGACGCACTTGAGGCACTAGAGGCTGCATTAGTCTCTGACGTTGATGCACTTGATGCACTAGAGGCTGCATTAGTTTCGGATGTAGACGCGCTTGAGGCACTTGAGGCTGCGTTAGTAGAACTAGCACTAGCTTCATTTGCTTTGATTGTAGCAGTATTAGCATAGGCTGCTACTTCGTTTATATAAGCGTCTGTAGAAGCGTCTCCGCTACCGCCTGTACCTCTAAATATTGGCAATGGTGTCTCCTTAATTTTTAGATAAACACTATACTTTTACTGAAATAATGCTTATTTAAAAAGAGGGTACTCAGTCCTAAGACCTTTCCCCAGTAGTTACTTACAGATCAGGTACTACCAGTACAAAGCCAGCTTCGGGGCGATATGCCTGAACGCCGTACAGGGTGTCAGCAGTGTAGAGAGTTGACAAATATTCCTGCTTGTACTGAGTCTGTGAACGTACAGACATCTGCTCTGCCAACACGATAGCTTCCTTGTGCATCAGGAAGGCACCACGAAGGTCTACAGTGCTTGCAGTGTTGTTAGCAGCCGTTTCAATAACAGGACAGTTGCTAGAAACGTAAATGTCAATACCATAGACACTGCCAATCAAACCACTTTGCACAGTCTTAGGATCACGGAAGTCAGAGCTACCATAACGCTCAATTCCCATGATTTCAGACCGCAACGCAGGCGGGATAACAAAGCAACGGCCATCCATCGGCACATCAGCATCGTCCATCTTCTTAATCAATGCTCGGAAAGCAGCATCAGAGAAGATGTCAGCAGGCGCTACAGTATCAACTGCATAAGCAGTCAGGCCCGTAGAAGTGTCGTTGAAGTACACGTTAGTGTTAACCCAGTCAGCACCTGTAGCAGCAGGAGCAAGGTTCAACGTACCATCACCAAAGCCAGTACCTACGTTAAAGAGGTCGCCATCAACTTTCTTAGCAAGCTGATAACCAGCATCTTCAGTGTAGAAACGGCGCAAGCTAGACAGTGCTTGTACGTCTACAATGTCCTCAATCAAACGGCTGTACTCAAAGTGACGGTTAACAGTAATCGTCAGTTCTGATTCCAGGTTTGCTTGAATGGTAACAGCAGTTGCTTCAGCCTTAGCAGCAGCAGCGCCACGGATAGGCTTAGGGATGTGGATTACGTCCCCTTTCTTGCCCTTCATGGTCATTTTCTTAACCAATGGAGCCATCTTAAGGGTTTTCTTGTAAGCTGCAATTACCTCGTCACTCCAGATCTCTGGAATAAAGGTGCCAGCAGCAGTTTTGTCTACAAATGCGTTCGCTGTAGGATACGCAGCAGTTGATTCACCAGCCATGATTACTCTCCTTTAGAGTCATTTCACGCGACCCTCTTTATAGGCAAGGAATATTTCATCCGATAATGCCTCATATCGTTCAGGGTCATTTTCCATAAGTTTAATAATGTCAGAGCGCCGATAGACTTTCCTTGATCCCTCGCCAGTACCTCTGCCACTGCCGGTATTGGCAGCGTTCACGGCAGCTTTACGGCCAGCCTTTTCTGCTTGAGCAGTCTGAGTTACAACTTGTTGACGGTCTTTCCATAAGGAGAAGATTTCGTCAGCAGCGTCATAGTCATACTGTTGATGCGCTTGCGTAAACAATTGAGTCCTGATCTTACTTGCCGCCACCCAGTTCTGAAAACTCTCATTCTGTAGAATGTTGTCCATGTCTGGGTGTTTTGACTGCAACTTAGATACAGCAGTCTGCTGACGATATTGGTTCGCAAATTCTTCAGCTTGTCGGACTTTAGGATGATTATCAATTGCTCTTGCTGTTGCTTTCTCAGGTGCAGAAAAGAAGTCAAGATCATCATCGACTTCTTCTTCTTTTTTCGGTGACTTGTCAACAAGTTGTGTTTGGATATAAGTATCAAAGACCCTACGCAACTCACCTACTTCAGAGCTTTGTCGCCCAAGGAGCTTTTCAGCCTCTTGGTGCATTTGTGCAATCTCTTTAGCAGACTTATTACGATACTTCTCTGGCAGATCATCTTCAGGTGCAGGCGCAGATTGTTCTACGTTCTCCAGTCCCTCTGTAGTATCTTGTGTATCCAGATTAGATACGTCTTCGTTATCCTCTTCCATACGCTCGTCAAACAATTCGGCTCTAGCCATGATTAAATCTCCGGGTGAAATACCTTGTGGAGTAGGTTGATGAAGGTTAGCAGTGTTCGCAAGAATGCAAAGTTATGCTTCTTCGGTTTGTTGCCGTCCACCTCGTTCGTGATCTCTTATCCAACGCATGTGAGCGCCAGGAAAATCACCACTAGACCCATCTAGGTAGGTCTTAGTTGCTGAGGGAACTATCGTAGCGTTAGCACCACACCCGCACCGACTGGTTGCTGTGCCATCTGCTACAAATTCTTCAAAGTAGTGCCCATTAGAACACTTAAAATCTCTTACCTTAATCACCTGAATCTTCCTTTGCTGCTTCTAATGTTGCTTCCAGATTTAGCATATTCTTCATGACGAGAAGCTGACCCTTGCGGTAGTTCAACTCTTGTTCGTCCTTGATAGATTCAATATGCGATAGGTTTACAATATCAGCAGCTAGTTCTTCAGTAATGATCTTCCAGCCTTCCGTGCGGAACATGTCGGTTAAGTGTCTAAAGTAAAGTTCTTCTTCCTTATCCACAGTTTTTCCTTGCATTAGTGTGGGGACTGTGTTGTATAGATTTCGTATATTATAACATATTATTCATACTATGGCAATCCTTATAACTATAAGTTATTACCACGATGGTAATATACGAAAGGGATCACCTCCTAAGTAGTAGTAGATTTAGGTCGTCCTTGTTTCACTTCCTTCTGCTCTTTTAGTTCAGTGACTTGTTTTTCTAGTTTGTCTATCCTAGCGTTTGCTTTGTCAAAAGCACCGTTGATCTGGTCAACGATCTTCTGGAACTCGTTAGGGGTAAGCATATTATCTCCTGGTTATCGTTGTGCTTGGTTAATTACAGATGCTCGCTTAATATCAAGGTCTTTATCTTTTAAGCGTAGCTCAGCAATCTTGAGGCGCTTATCAAACTCGTTATCATCTTCATCACCCTTACGGATGTTGCGAGTAATAGCCTCAATCTTCTTAATCTCAGTCTCTTGTGGTACAGCAGCAGCTTCTTGTTGTAGCTTCTGTGCCCTAGCAGCAGACTCCTGAGCCTGTGCCATAAGAGCCTGTGTCTGTGATTGCTGAAACTCAAGAGCAGCCTGTTGTTGCGCCTGCTGAGCTTGCTGCTGTTCAGGGTTAGGCTGTGATGCTTCTTTAAGAATCTTAATCAGTTCTTCACGGTTAGACAGGTTCATGTTGTCAATGATTGCTTGTATCAGTGTAGGATACAGAGGGCTATCAGGAGACATAGTTTGCAGGAGCTGTACTAACTGAGTAACTTCATACTCTCTGGCAATGATGCCTAGTGAAGATGTAGCATTGAACTTGTAGTCACTAACAGGATACAGTTCTGGTTCAAACTGCATGTAGCGATGGGCTGCTTTAGTGACAAAAGGCAACAAGAATGATTCTTGAAAGTTGATTAGGGTTCGTTTATGGCGCTTGATGATGGCACCAAGAGACATGCTAATACCAGCAGCAGTAGCCTCACCGTTAATGCTACCAGACACACCAGAGCTATCTACAGCGCCCGTAGCCTGCTGTACCATCTGCTGTAGTGCCTGTGCTTGAGCAAAGGTAATTTGATTTACTTGACCAAAGTTAAAGGGATGTAGAATTTCTCTAGGGTCGCCGTTAGTCAACAATAGCTTACCGGGTCGAATCTCTGGACGAGAGCCTCTAGGAATGCGTGTAGCATCCATTGCCA